GAGCTTGTTGACAAGGTAGTAATCGCTACCTGTAGTGGCTTCCGATGGCATCAGGTACTGCCCTGCTGCGGTTGTATCGAGGTTGAGTCCACGAGTCACAGAAAACAAGTCCATCGACTCCTCGATGCCCTTCGCCAAGTCCGCGATGCCCGTGCCTGACTGTCGGGCGTTTTCCTTGTTTATCTGATAGTTGTACTGATAAAAATAACTTTCGAAGATATCTAGCTGTGCCTGCTTTGCAAATAGATTGAAGTCAGCAGGTGAGAGATAACCGTAGTTATTCTTGTTTAGCACAGACAGAACAGATTGTCTGACTGAGTTAATCATTGCCTCGTTTTAGGCAAAGATACGGAATTAAAAAGCAGAGGGCTTTTGGCTTACGGCCAAGGAACGATAGCTCTTGCGAACCTGTCAATAGGAAACCTAAAGTTTACTACAGCAACAGACTGCTGTCCTCGAAGCACAGAATCCCACGCATCAATCAGAGCCTGCACATTGCTGTTATCAGACGCACCCCCACCACTGCCTCTCTCAGTAAGTTGATACGCAGGAGCGTCAAACAGACCCGTTCTGTTTAGCATCACAGGATACGTAAAGATGGTGATGACATTCGCAGACGTGCGAGATATCTCCTTGATGGAGTCCACGGGGATGTACAGGTCGAGAGACGATGTACTCTGTATTCTAAGAAGCCCGTTCATGCTACAAAGATAGCCAAAAAAAAGAGGGGCTATTGCCCCTCTCTTTCTGTAGTAGGATAGTGTTATGCTGTCTGCAAAATAAATCCATCATTGACAGCTTCTCTTAATTTTTCCGTGTATGGAGTCGATAGAAAGTCAGTGATTTGGTTAGCCAATCGTGATGCCGTGCTTAATCCACTTGTAGTATCGGTAGCACCAAAGCTAAAATTACCCTGCTCTGCGGTAGCGTAATAAATTCTAGGCTGTCCTGCAGCGTTTTGCCTCATGTTGAGCATATCACTTGCTCTGAAATAAAACCTTCTTCCAAGCGTACCCGTGAAGTACATGTATTTTTCGTTCTTATACATAGTTCTTAACCTGTAATTGTTACCTGTCTAATTAAACCAAGAGTAGGGGCAATATCTCCATTTTCTCCCGCTTTCACCGTGGTAACCACCTTATTTGTAGTGGTCAATCCAAAGTAGAAATCGAGAATCTCGTTACAGAACGCAATATAAGTGGCTGTATCATTTAGCCCCGGTGTTCCCGTATCCGTAAATTGACTTCCATCTACAGCGCGAACCTCAATCTGAATAGAACTTTCTCCTTGATTCGAGAGAATCGTGTCAATTTTGATAAAATCAAAAGGAGTTCCGCTATCCCAAACAACCCTTTTCAAACCAAACAACGGGAAGACCCTTTCAGTTTGACCATTGATAGCAACGAGGTCAGTGAACTTAATGTATTTGTAGTCGCTCATATCTTCTTACGTATTAAAGATTGCTGTTACGGCATACGGAGGTTCAGGGCTTTCTACCACTTCTCTCCAATTGCCTGACAAAATGCTTTCCATTTGGTCAACAAACCAATTCTGAAAGGCGTAAGAATTAGGAGCAGCAGCGTGTTGGATTCTAATCCTCAAATCATTATTGCCCGTAATAGGTCTGTAGACGATGGTCATCTGAGTGGTAGAGGCTGTGGTTGCTTCAAACCCCAAAACTTTGGTCACGTCAATGAGGTAGTCTTGCCCATCTGCGTTCAAAAGACGAATGTACTTTGTCATGATATTAAACGATTCCTGTTACTGTGTATGGAGGTGTAGGCTCGGCAGTAACGTGCTTCCAATCTGTTGCAAGAATGTCTTCCATTTGGTCAACAAACCATGTTCTAAACACCCCGCTATTGGGTGCGGTATCGTGGGTAATAGTATACTTTGCTTGCGTATCTGCATAAGGAACCTTGTACTTGAGAGTCATAGACGTAGTCGTAGAATTGATTCCTGCAATTTTAGTCAAGGGAATAAGATGCTTTTGCCCCGTAGTGGTGTTTGTGATAGTAATAAACTTTTCCATGACTCTTAGTTCACAATTACGTTGGTTACTGTACTAGGAAAGTCCGTTGCCGCTATCTCAAGGTAGGGCTTGGTGTACGACTGCTGATTAGCCTTGATAATGAGGTCAGAGATAAAGTTGACCATCGCGACATTTTGCGCTGTTGTGCCATTCTCATGAGAAATCGTAACAATGTCTGCATTTGAGTGAGAAGAAAAACATCTCAACAACACAAAGTTAAAGTCCGGCCCTGTCCCATCTTTGATAACCTGCGCCACGCTGTAAACGGGAACAATAGATGTTGCTTGTGCTCCTGCTGTGAGTCCGGTAATTTTTAGGTACTTCTGCATGATTACGGGATTGTAATTGTGGTAAGCGGTGAAGGGAAGCCATCAGCAGGAATCTCAAGCATTGGTTTATCGTATGAAAGCTGCAACGCTTCAACAATCTTGTCGGCAAGGAAGTTGGCTTGCTCCACAAGTTTTGCTGTTGTAGTAGCTGCAGTCTGTATTACAATTGCACTAGCATCTCCATCAGTATCGAAGTATTTCAAATCAACTGCTGTAAGAGCACCTGCTGTGTCAATAGTGATTTCGTACAGGTCATTACAAGGGATAACAGTGGTTGTTGTCCCACCAACTCCTGTAATTTTTAGGTACTTAGTCATGTCCATCACGTAATGGTATTGATTGCGAGAGCTACACGCGGTTCACACACAAGTACGGGCTTGCTCCAACTAGAGGCGAGAGCTGTTTGCATCTGCTCCACGATATATGCTTGGAACTCATCACTCACTGTGTCAGCGGCGTGTGTGATAACTACGGGCGTGCCTACCTCAGTGTTAAAGTTTTTAATGCGACACTCTGTAGTTGTATTCGAATTGACAATAGCCACATAGTTTAGGTTAATCAGATGCTCCTGACCCACTGCGTCTGTAAGTTGTAAGTATTTCTGCATGATTACGAGCCTGTGGGGTTGATAAGACTGATTGCAAAAGGAGCGTCGCTGCCTGCAATCGTAAGAAAAGGTTCCGTGTATGGCTGCTCCCACACCTGAGCAATTAAGCCCTTGATGTAATTAGCCATCAATACAGATTCTGCAAGGGTTGATGTGGCTGCAATGTCAAACCTAGTTACCTCCGATGTACCGCTATCTACATCCATGTAGACAATCTTTAATTCATCAGCCGCTGCTGTAATGCCAAAGGCAGTGTTGCTAGGTCTGACAATTCCAAGGATGTCGTTACAGTTCACCACCTGCACGGTATTTGTAAGGCCCGTTACCTTGATATACTTCTGCATGTAAAAAATTCTGCGTGAGTAAAAAAATATCCCTACAAAGATAGGGCAAAAAAAAGAGGAGCATTTCTGCTCCTCTCTTCCCCTGTCGGGTAATAGTGCTTACTCCTCAAGTAGAGCCTCTAGCATCTTCAACGCTTCAATTCCGTCATCGCTCTTAAGGAACGATGCAGCCGCTTGCGTTGGCTCAAGCCCAAATGGGACACTAAGCATCTTCTTCTTGTTGGTCGGTGTGCTAAACCACACCTCCGTACCTTGACGACGAGTGCTCAAGAACCCTGCATCGAAGAACCTCTGAACGTTTGAGGAGAACCTCAGCTCAGGGTCTTGGATAAGGTCTAGGAATGTCTCAGGGTCGTTCTTAGCCAACACCAAGACATCGCGCTTCAGCTCGGCAGAAGACATACGCTCCGTATTGCGACCGAAGGCCACGCGGACAACGTTTTCGATTTCTTCCAACGAAAGGCTACGTGCCTCAGCGAGAGCATCAGCTTCGAGAGCCAAGTATTCCATCTCTGCTTCTGCGTCCTTTTCCTTGTTTACCTCTACGAAAGACTTTCCGAAGAGAGGGTGGACACTAAGGAAGTGCTGAAGCACCTGATTGCTTCGCTCCACATAAAGGAAGCCGTCCTCAAAGATGATAGGCTCAACGATGGCATTGCCATCCTGCTCGTCCTCGTAAGGAGATTTTTGGTTACGCGCATAGCGCAACGCTCTGTTCGTGCCCGTCTCTTCATCGAAGTGCAAGAGCGGCATACGACGTGTGTTACGGGTGGGCAGCATGTACGAAAGCGGAGCTACATCCCGCGTCAGCTTGTACGACTTATCGACGTACTGTTCAGTCTTCTTCATTAGATAAAAATTAGATTTGAGAAAAGTAAAGTGGGAAGCGTGTCCTCAAGGACACGCCTCCCCTTTACGGCTTAGGCAATCTTACGCATTGAAGATTACGAAGTTGTTTGCACCGAGGGTGCACACGCATCTTTCAGAGAGGTAGTTAACCTGCATCTTGTCGATGTCGTTAACCATAGCTCCTCCGGCAGAACCTGTAATCCAAGTCTTGTAGCGACGGTCTTCAGTCTCAGACGCTCTGTAACGAACGTGCAAGAATGGACGCTTCGCGTTCTTACCAAGGATTTGGTCGTACACGGTAGTAGAACCTGCAGGAACGAGAAGACCGTTCACAGCACCGCTGCCTGCCACAGTAGACAAACCGCCGCGCATAGTTGGGTCGTTCAAGTATTTCCAATCAGTCTTGTAGAAGTCGTAACCTCTGCGGAAGCCTGAGAAGCCAAGGTTCAAGGCCATCTCTTCGTCGTTGTCGAACAGACCGAATGAAGTACCACCCGCTCCGTAGGAGTTTTGAGCAGCCAACATATCGTCGATGTCGAACGAGAACTGACGGTTGATGAAGAGAACGTTCTCTTCGATAGAACCCTGCTTGTCGAGACGCTGAATCACAGTGTCGAAGTCTGCAAGCACAGTGGGGTTACCACCTGCGTACACGTTACCTCTTTGGTTCACAGTGTAGAAGATACCTTCAGAACCGTTGAGACCTGCGACAGAAGCACCTGCAGCAGTACCCTGCAAGTAATCACCTGCACCTGAAGCGGCTTCAGCAGGAACAGCTTCAATCATAGCAGTTTCGAGGTAGTCGTCGAAGCGCAAGCGAGTCTCGTGCTCAGACTTCAAGTACCACAGGTATCCTGTAGCTCCGTTCTCGGTAGTCACCTCAACCCATCCAATCTGAGCCATGTCAGAACCGCTCACCTCGTAGGTATCCTTCAGGATGACAGGCTTGTTTTGGAAGATGAAGTCGTCAGCTTCGAGAGAGCCGTCCATACCTGCAGTTCCTTTGTTGAACTCAGAACCGTAGATGAAGATGGTAACGTCAGAGCTACCTACACCCCCTCCGGCTGTCACAAGACCTGCAGCCTCGTAGATGTTAGCGACAAACGTACCGTTAGCAGTGTCAACGTTGCTAACGATAGCCTTGTTAGAGCCTGAACCGTTGTTTTGGACAATCATAATTGTTTGATTGTCCCGCAACGCGATACCCCCTGTAGCAGAAGCAGTAGTGCCTGCGGGAGCGATGTCATCATTTACCTGAAAAGTAGGTGCAACTGCACCTGCAGCAGCAGCAGTTCCGACCTGAGTGTACTTGGTGTGCAGTCTGCCCTGCTCTGCCCACTTGACGAGGTCAGAGTTAGAAGGCATCTCAGCACCCACCATACGGAGGAAGGAAGAGATGGTTCTGTTGCCGTATCTCTCAAACTCCTTTTCGTAGGTGTCAGGGAGGTACTGATTCAAGAAATCAAAGTTCTTGATGTAGTTGGTTGCGACGGGAATCTGTTGAGCACTCGGTTGGAGGTCAAATCCCGGTGTAGCGGATAGTGCCATTTTTTTCTAATGTGTTATTTGCGACTCTTAATTCTAAGACCACGACCTGAGTCGGGGTTCATGGCCTTTACTTGCACTCCTCCCTTGTTTGTGACTTCAGGTGCGCTGCGCATAGACATGTCAGTATTCTTCATCTTACGCATCGTACTGTCGGCCTGAACAGATTTGCCTTGCTCGTAAAAGAACTTGGCAAACTTTTCGGGATTCATAGCGATAGCCAACGCTCGGTGGTAACCTGCTGCGTCTATGATGACACCGTTCTCATCAACATACTTCTTAAGGAAGTTGGTTGCATCAGACTGTGCCTTCTTCAACTCAGTAGCATCACCCGGAGAGAAGGTGACCTTCTTGTCTTCGTCAAGCGTGAACTCAAAGCCCTTGAACTCACTTCCGAAAACTTCGTTGGTCTGCTGAAGAAAGACTTGCTGTCGCTTCTTCATTGACTCCTCAAAAGAGCTTGACTCTTGGATATATTGGTTATACGCCTCCAACTTCTCCTTGTCTTCCTTGGAAATAGAACTCCCACTCGACTCAAGGGGCGTTCCGTACTTTTCCTTTTGAGACTCAAAGAAGTCTTTGGCCTTCGCAATAGCTTTTTTCTTGTTGAGCTTGGTCTTCTTAATCGTCGATTCGTCATCCAACTCCTCGTCAAAAGAATAAGCCTCCATCAGGGTGTCGATGTCTTCTGCATCTAATCCCTTCTCAGTGGCAACCAAATACTCACGAAGGAGTTGGTCGGGGGCAACCTCATCGTAATCCTTGTTCAGTTTTACGAAATCGTTGAAACCTCTTCCCGTATCCTTCTTGTACTTCAGATACGCAGCGACATCTTCAGGTAGCTCCTCGGCCTCCTCGCGCTCGGCAAAGAGTTGGTCTACAGAGTCAATCTGCTTGTCGTATCTGTTTTTGATATATGAAAGAACGTCGTCGTCAGAAAGCTCTGACTTAGATTCCTGAGCCGGAGCTTCCTCCTGCACAGGTGCTTCTTCTTGTGCAGGCGACTCAGCCGTCTCCGACTTCACCTCCTGCACCTCTGTGGCATTTACTTCTTGCTCGTGTTTGTCAAGAAGTGCTTGCTCGATTTCTTGTTGTGACTTTTCTGCGCCTGTCACCTCGCGAACTTTGAGTTCCATAGATTAGATTTTTACAAAAGTAATGACAATAAATTAGACTTATCTTGGCGAGAACTCAGCAAGGTCAAAGCCATCGAGACTGTCTTCGTTAGACTCGAAGTTCTGAGGCGGGAGGTTGTTCTTGCGTTGGTTAATCAGCTTACTCTGTTCAGTGTTTTGCTGACTAATCCTTTCAGCCTTAGCCTTCTCGCGCTGCGTTTCTCTGCTCTGAAGTGCGTCCTCAGAAATGTTTCTGAGTGACATATTGTATTGGAACTCCTGCTCCATGAGCATCTTCTTGAGTTCCGCCTCGTTCTTCATCTTCTCAATCTCGAACGAAATCTCAGCCTGCTTAATCTGCATCTTCGATTGCGTCTCGGCCTGCAACTTCTGCATGGCAGCCTGCGCAGCAAACTGTTGAGACTTCATCTGTCTCTCAGTTTCCATAGCCTTGCCCTGCAACATCTGCTGCTCCTCACGGTCTTGCTTCTGCTTACGCTTCAGCTTTAACAGTTGATTGGCGAGCTTGATGTTCTTCATCTCACGGATGTCAATAGCATCTTCGAGGTAGATATCACCCTTCGACAAAGCCATCTGAATGTTCTGCTCCAACTGAGCCTTTTGCTCTTCGTCGGGAGAAACCTCAATAAACACACCGAAGTCGTAGATGTACAGGTCAGAAATCTGATTGAGGATGCTGACGTTGTACTTACCGATTTGGTTTACGAACTCCTCGGTAAAGTCAGAATACTCCAAGATGTCTGAGATGCGGTACGACAATCCCTCCGCAAGGGTCTTAAACAGATAGAGGCTGCCATCGAGGATGTGCCTTGTAGCTGTATTGGAGTTGAGTGCCGCCAACTTCTGTACACCAACCAAAGAGTTGGGGTCGGGTGTGCTTCCGTCACGAGCCTCGTTGAGTCCCGTGACAGCACGAATCATATCGAGATAGTGATTGTAGTTGGCAATCAACATCTGCGTCTTCGACGCGCCTGAGTTGGAGGTGAGCTGCTGAATAGGGACGCGAGCGTTGTTAAACTCTCCGTCCTGCGTATAGCTCCTGCCAATAACAGAACCCGTTTGGAAGTACAGACGCAAAGCGTCTTCAGGGTTGTATGCGTTACCTGTCCCAAGGTCAACCTCGTTCAGGCCATCAGCATCAATGTATACACCGTCAGGAACTGTACGAGCAATAACCTGCTGCAGCTTGAGGTGCGTCATCTGAATGAGGTCAGCAAAAGGAATCATCCTTCTCACCAACGACTCAATGACACCCTTATACATACGAGGTGCTACAGCTACATAGTTAGGGATGGCGTGCTGACTAGCGGACTTAGGTCTCACCATGTTCTTAGCCATCTCCCACTTGAGAATCATATTCGTTCCCATCACCATGACACCGTCATACCACACGTCAATCTTCTTGGAGACCTTTTCGAAGTTTCCTTCCTCCATCATATCAGATGGCGGGTTGAAGGAGTCATCCTTCTCAATCATCTTGACGTTGCCGTTCTCAGAAGTCTTCTTCTTGTAGACGATTTCGTTGGTGGACTTGTAATTGAAGTACAACAGCGTAACCGTATCGCGATAGAAGATGTCGTTGTCGTAATACTGCGCTACGTTGAAGTAGTCGTACCACTGCTGACTATACTTGGTAATCTTCTCAAGGTCTTCGTTAGTCAGCGTAGGGTCAATCTTGATAAGCTCATTAACGTTAACCGTCTTGACCTCGCCCCAATAGAAACAATCCTTGAAGTGCGGGTCTTCAGTGTAGCTGTACACCACATTGGCCGGGTCAACATAAGACACCTGCACACCGCTCCCCTTGAGGAACTCATGCTTCGCCACTGCGATACCGCATACCGTAAGGTCGTAGTCGAACCTCTTGCGAAGGTCACCGTAGTGGTTCTCTTCAAAGATGGTGTTGATAGCTTCCTCTTCTGCAATCTCGATAGCAGGCTTGTAGTTAAGCTGCATATAGAGTGACAGTTCCTCGTCGCTTTCAGGAAGCTCTTCAGGTTCTGTAACAAAGGGATTGGCTCCTGTAGCTGCCTGAATCTTTTCCAACACAGGCTTGGCAACCATCTGACCTTCGATGAGGTCTTGATACTTGCTGCGCTTAGATTGAGACAGCGCATCTTGAGCGTATGCCTTGACAGAGAAAAGCCTGTCCGACATACCGTTCACGACGATGTCTACAAACTTGGGAAGAATAGGTACAGGTGTCCAATCAAGGTTGATGTATGATAGGTCACCATCAATGGCTAGTTCCTGCTTGTACTTCGCAATGGACTGCTCACCCCTTGCGTAAAGACGCAATCGGTGCAGTGCCCTCCATTGGTCGTAGAATCTGCATTGGCTTCCGTCCTTCTTGAACCATTCATATTGAATGGCCTGACCAACCTGCAGACCAAACTCAAAAGAGTCCTTTTCAGCGTCGGACACGAATTGACTCGGAAAACCTGCAGATGAAATGTTTATCTTAACATCCTTCATCGAATCAGTTCACTGTAAGCCCCCTTGTTATTATACCTTGCAAAGGTAAGGCTTAATTTATTTGTCTTCTTTTCGGGCTGATACAGGTGCTTTTGGCAAGCCATGATAGCCAATCCCGAACTAATACTTGCGTCAAATTTGGTTCTATTGGTAATATCGAACTTCGCCCAATCTTCGAGTGTGCGAGTGAAAAGCATAGAACCCATCTCGTCTGCATCCCTAAACGAGCCGTCCATATCTATTCCCACATACTTTTCGATGTAGGATTCAATGGCTGAAGCGTGCGCCTGCTTCACATCCTCTGATGAGTTAGGGATTCCACCAAGCTCTCTCTCTGTTTTAGATAGCTTGTTGTATGTTTTGTCAGGTCGATTCATGCAGAATCCTCGATATCCACGATTCTTGAAGTGATAGAGCAGGCGGGGCTTGTTGTTCTCCACAAGGATAGGCATGCCGTAAAAAACGCAGGCCATGAGTACATCCTCAAAGAACAGCTCTGCCGTCTGCGGTCGGGCGATGTACTCCAAAAAAAACTCGTTGCTTGGAGCGTCGTCCATATTAAACTTGGTAAGTCCGTGCAGCGCACCGTTTGAACCGCCTCCACCGACTACGCCTGAGATGTCGTAAGAGTCACAACCAAATGCACCGAGGTGGTCGTTGGCCGGATACTTGATACCGTTGCGCTCCGACACTCTATTCTGCATCTGCTTCTTAGGAATCCACGACACCTTGAAGCGTCCTGAGTTGTCAGGATAGAATATAACCTTGCTGTCCTTGATGCCGTCCTGCCACCTAAAGCTGCCCTGTGTAACGTGCTGATTCATAATCAAGCTATCGTTGTAGTCTATCTGCTGATAGATGCGGGTTAGGTTAAAGATGGACTGCTTGCTTTCATCCCTGAAGGCGTGCGACTCTGTGCGG